TACACCGGACTTCCAATTTTCTTCATGCGCGTCTGCACCGTGAAACCTATTATCAGCTATTTGTAATTTCTTTTTAACAAGGTTTTGTTTTCTACGGCCTTTAGATCTATTCCTACGATTGATACAAGTCCTACATTTGCATTTAGTTTTAACTTCATCTGTGTTAGGACATTTCCCGGCCATACGTTTCTGTGAATTAGATTGGCCTATACCTTGCATACCTGCATATTTTTTCTGTTTGTATTCGGCATAACTTTCACCGGGAAGCCACTCAACCTTATTTGGCAAACTTTTCTTCCATAAATTTTTTAACTACACCCGTGTTATCTTTTACCATTTTACGTTCTGCAATCTCTTTCTTTTTTGATTCTTCTTCGGCCATGCTATCGCACTTGGCCATATTCTCACGATAATAACAAACAACAGATATTCTTTCAGCGTCTTCGGATTTCATTTCTAATTTAGTATTGCCGTGCCATTCGTGAGCATTAAATATTAATAGATCTCTGTGTCCTACATTAAAAGCAATTCTGTATTCGGGTAACGTTAAGTAACCGCCCTCGTATTCGCCTTTTGCAATTACGGCTAATGTAGATATGCCCTCGTCTAGATCGCCTTTGTCTGTATGAACGCCGGTAGGGTATGAATTGTTAACAGTTATAGTTGTGAAAGGTGTATTAGGTATTACCCAATCCGGATGAGTTCTATTAACAAAATCCATTTGTGCTTCATATCTTTTAGGTGCAACACGTTGCATTTCACTACCAATCTTTTGGAATAAAGGAAATAACTCTGAATACTTTTCTACTTCGTTACCGCTCCAAGCAGTCAATCGACAGTAGGGCATATTATTTTTAGGATCGAAACCACCAATGGTTGTACTTGCGATAGGTTTAATAGTACTAGATCTTGTACCACGATTATTTTTATATTGTGGTAAGCCACTAGCAAGTGTACGGTTGTTACTTTGATACTTTTTAAGACCGTGTAAGACAGGGTATGTATTATTTACGATTTCTTCCGGTATCACGTTACGTTGGTACACCGCTAGTATCTCACCATTTAGGCCACGTACGGTGGTATCTTTATGAATTAATAAATTATAATCTTCATCGGTTAATATTTTTCCGACTTTTTGTTTAAGTTCTTCTTCTGTAATTTTAGATCTAAGTCTTAATTCAATCATATTTTATTATACCAAACATTTTTTTAATTCTTCATGCAAATCTTCTGTACTTTTTTCTATATATTCGCCAAATTCTAAGTATCCGCATTCGATCATATGCGCATTAAATTCTTTAGCTAAGTTTTTGTGCTTAGTTAAACGACCTTTTTGCCAAGTTAGGTTTTGTAAAGATACTTTATTATTCATAGATCTATTTATAGATCTATTCTGCCTTACTTTTTCATTAAGATCTAAATATATAATATGCAAATTACCGTATTCTTTAGCCAAATTAAAGTAAGTTCTATTAGCTAAACGATCGCCCTCTCCTAAAACGTACTTAATTTTATTTTTACTATCCCATAATTTATATAGATCCGGCATTTTATCAATCGCTGTAAAGCTTAGAGTATCTGTACCTGCATAGACGGGCGCTGTTTTACCTAGCTGTATATTGTACATACTACTTTTGTCATGTAGATCCTTTTGTATTCGGTAGCTAATTGGTGTTTTAACTTCTTCCATATCAAACCAATGTTCGGTAAAGTATTTGACTAGCGTAGTCTTACCAGTGGCCGGAGCGCCTAAAAAATAAATAGTATCCATTATAAACTAGCTATCCATTGGGCTATGAGATCCGGCGCTAAAGCGTAACCCGTTCTATGTAGGCCACCTATTGAAGTAACTTTCTTACCAAGTTCAGGCTCAATTACTTTTTTATTTGTAGTTTGAGTTCTTACACCCATAGCTAATTCCCAATCATCTACTTTAGATACAAGCCCGGAATCTTCGCATATTTCTTTCATTCTATAAATTTCGTTATAACACTTTTGTTTATCTTTACTAATACTTGATCCTATTCTTATTGCGTTTTCTGTCTTTACGATATGAACGCTATGATAAGGCCTTAAATGGTGGATCCTAAAAGGCATATTATCGGCTTTTGCTGTTTTTGAAACTAAGGTAGCGCCCCAAAACCTTTTTAAATCGCTTCTAACTCCAACTCCACTAGCATTTAAAACCGCGTCATAATTTTTAGTTAAGAGATCCATAAAAGGTACCATGCCTACAATGTCCGGTTTTTCTAAAACTCTTAAAGGTTGTACGAGCCACCAATCGTCTTGTTCCTTAGTTATACTTGGATCTTTCCAACTCGATACAATTGCATTTCTACTAACAGTTGCATTCCATTTAAGATACCAAGCCCAAGATCGTTCTATATTAACTTGTTGCGCTTTTGTAAACCATGTAGGCCTAATAGTTGCCAACGCACTTTTAGAAGCAGAAGCGTTATCCGTTGATATAATTGTAGGATCGTGGCCAAACTCTTTAGCTATTCGTTTAGCGCTAGATCCTGCGATCCCATTACCAATAATTGCTATTTTCATACGATATATCTTTCTTGTGTTTTAGTTAAAGGAGCTAACTCACCTTTCTCTATATCCCAATAAGTAAATGGTAAACCCGTTTTGCCTTTACCGTGCCACCTAAAACCAATTTTTTCATAGAACTCAATAGCGGGTTTATTAGCAAAAAATCTAAAGTATTTAATATTATGTTGTTTCATGTCACTAAAACAAATATTAATCATAAGCTTTCCTAAACCTTGACCCCTTGCGTTTTCTAATGTAAAAAAATGTCTTAGTGTACAATGTCTAGGCTTTCTAGTTGTATAAGTAATAAAAGCGTAACAAGATTTATTTAAAGCAAATATTTTAGCAGTACCTTTATCCCATTGCTTTTCTCTATCCCAATCAAATAAAGCATTTTTTAAGTGTTGCTTACTACTTTCAGCGCCTTTATATTCCCAATCTTTAATATGTTCTAAGAGCGATAAAACTTCTTCTCTAGTTACTAATTTGTTTAATTGCATATTGTTTTTTCTTTTCTTTTCTTACACCGATCCAACCATTTAACTCGCCTAAATATTCATTAGGTATATATTTCTTTCTAGATTCAAACGCTAGATCCGTATAAATACTAGGAACTTTTAATAGATCTTCTTGCATATGATCTATATCGATACCGGTATAATATTTACCTTTATAAAAACTATTAAAATCACATAAGCTTGTTTCCGCAGTTTCAATTGTAGCTTTATATCCTTTGTCGTTCATAAACCTTACAAGCTTTTCAGATAGCATATTTAGTTTCTTAACTTCTAAAGCGCTATTACCGGTAGGGACACTAGGGAATAAAAGCTCTAGCCCTTTTCTTGGGCCACTACTATGCGCATGTCCCATATCGGTAGCTTCTAAATTATATTCATTTACTTTCCAAAGAACTTCTCCTGTCTTGTAACTAGCCCAACGACCATTACCCCATATAGATAAGAGCTTATCTTGGGTTAGTTCCCAATTCATTTTTGGGTGTAAGCATAGATCTTCAGATAACCAACGGTGTAAACCTTTCTCCCATTCTGCTTTATCAACAATATGTTTTATATGACGCTTTAAGTTTCCTGCTTTTCGGTGGCCACGTCGTTCAGTCGTACAGGGTAGATTATAAAAACTATCTTTAAATAAAAAAGGCTCCGGGTATTGTTCGAAAACTTTTAAGGCAGATCCGATATGATAATAAGCTACATAAACAAAAGTTAACCATACGCCCTGTTCTTTAGTAAGTTTAAGCTCTTTAACGATATTTTTTAATACCGGATATGCCGGATCCATGTCCGTAGAATAAGATTGTATCTTATGAAACTCTAAATAATCTTTAAGAAGATCCATTAAAGAATCGCTTTAAAGGGTTTTTAGGATCCTCATTGCCGTCGAAATGAGTTTTGTACAAGAACTCTACTGCTAAATATACAGTATCTGTTTTCTTTTGATCTAATTTGTTTGAAAGAGATCCTAACATTTCTACAAAGCTTTCATATTTAGATTCGGGATAATGTAGCATTACATCTTTTAAACGTTCCCCGCCTCGTGATTCAGTCTTAGCGTCGGCATTAGAAATATAATTATCTTTAAGCTTTTCTATTTCTTTATCATCAAGTGCATAACCGCCCTCAAACTTTTCGAACTCCGTAATAATTGGAGCTTCTCCAAGTGTTGATATTAAGTCATCTACCTCGTCTGCAACGAAACCTGTTCCAATTAGTTCTCCGTCGTCCATAAGTTCTTGTAAGATATCGCCTAATGCTTGAGAGTCGTAAGTGCTATTATCTGTAAGTTTGTTATCAACAAGTACAATTTTCTTTTCATTAGACGGAGCTATGTCAATATAATTAACGTAAGCTTCTTCTATATTTAATTCTTTTAAGGCTTTTAAAGTATGGTTTCCTGTTAAAACGTGGCCTGTTTGTTGATTAACTATTAAAGGTTTATATTGACCATTAGCAACTAACGATTTTTTAATTTCCTCTACATCGCCAATTCTTGGATTATCCGGGAATTCTATAAGCTCTTTTACGTTTACTGTTTCAAAACGCATATTTTCGATCGACATACCGCTCCTTAATTTTTTTACTATCCATTATACCAACATTTCTTGCTACTGTTCCAATGTTTCCAACCGTCGTTGTATATTAACCAACTTGCTATCTTTGTGCTTAATATAGGATCAAAACGATCTCCGGTTATGTTTAACTTAGGTTTTAGCCACGCCCAAGTGCGATCGTTAAATTGCCATAGGCCTTTGTCGTAAGATCCGTCTTTATTTTTACCAACTGCATTAGATCTTCCGGAACTTTCGCAAAAGATAATACGCATTGCTTGGCGTTGATCTTCTTCAGTCTTAAAAAATTGTTGTATTATATCTTCGTATTGGGTTACGAAGCTAACTTGCTCATTGGCAATTCGGCACTCTCTATAATCTGTTAAGTTATCCGGCGTTATAGGTATTTGGATACTGCACGAGATCAAGAGGCTGTAAAGTAACATTCTCTTTTATATCAGTAGGATTAACGCGCAAAATACCTTTTGGAAGTTTGTGAAAAGTTATTTCCTTTTCATCACTTTCAATAAGCAACATTGGGTTTGCCCCACTATTTTCTATTCCTTTTATTTTCATAAGCTTGACCACTCATTATTATACACATATTTGTCATAATATTTTTAAATTGTCCCAACCATTTTTATTTATAGTCATTGTTAAAACTCCACGATTGGTACCATACCCGGTACGCTCCTCGAACTCGTGCGAAGCGTCTAAGCTAGGTGCTTGAAACCACGTTCGTCCCGCTTGTTGTACCGTTCTTAAATGGTGGTAATGTCCACTATATAAAATTTCACAATTACCTAAAGGCTTCCAACCAAACATTTGGCCTTTCCAAAGTCTTTCTATTTTTCCCCAAGGATCTCCTGCTCCTGTACCCATATGGCCATGCGTAAATCCACAACGTATGCCTTTAATATCTAAAGCTAAATGGTGCGAATCTGGTACCGTCGTCTTAACTTTCTTAAACCTTTCCGACTCCGCCATAATTTCTCCAACGATTTGTATGCAATTTGTATCTTCGTTATCGAGTCTTGAAGTAACAACATCGCCTTTACCCGACCTATTCTCACCGTGATTGCCGGGTACTCCTGCTAAATATATTTTATTCGCGTACGGTAA